TAATCATTAAGCATTTCTAGGAACCAATCCGTTATATCTGAATAATCTATTGTATTGCCGTTACATAGCCTTAGTAAGCCTTGCTCGTGCCATTTATCATAGGGTATCTTGTCATCTTCTACACGCTCTTTTAAATTGTCATGTGGCAACCAATACATTTGATGTACATAGCGCTGTTCTGTTTCAGGGTCTACAAATAGTAATGTGGCACAACTCAAGTCAGTAGTTATGGACAAGTCAGCACCACCTATTGCATACCAACCTGCAAAGTCTTTTATATCGAATTTATCTTCGTTGTTAATATGCTCAAATGTGAGCCAAGCACTATCAGTCGTTTCACGTATATTGAAGTCTTTGGTTAATATTCCCGTTAAATCGTTTGGATTATTCTTGGCACGTGCCACCTTGCGTTCTAAGTCCTCAACTTTTTTAGATACACCTAATGCAGGATTAGATTTTTGCCATCTATCAGGCATTTTAAATTCTGCCTTATGATCTAATTCATACATAATAGGTAAGAAGTTATCATCTTCAAAATTACCATCTACCACATTACAAGCATATTCGTATAAGTCATCGAATATAGTGCCTCGGTTTGTTCCTGATGTTGTAATCATGATAAGTAAAGGCTGTGTACGTGATGATTGAGATTGCTTCATAACCTCGTATAGGTTTCTATCTTGGATAGAATGCAATTCATCTATAACCACAAGATGGGCATTTAATCCATCTAGTGAGTTTGAGTTTTTGCCTAGTGATTGCATTTTACTAAAGTTGTGCGCAAAGTATAAATCAGCCTTACGCTTACGAATGTTTTTATTCAAATCCGGGCTTTGCTTAATCATTTCGTGAGCTTGGTCAAACAGTATGTTAGCTTGGTCACGTTTCGATGCAACTGAGTACACCTCTGCGCCACTTTCACCGTCTGCAATCATCATATACAATGCAATTGCGCTTAACATCGTTGTCTTACCATTCTTACGACCGACGAAGAAAAAGGATTCAGTGTAACGTCTGTGACCTGTTTCTTTATCTACAAAACCAAATAGTGCCGAAATGTAGGCTCTTTGAAATAAGTCTAACTTTAACGGTGTACCTGCTAAATCACCTTTCGAGTGTCTACAAAAGGCTTCTATAAACTTAATCGGTCGCATTGCTTTATTTTCATCATATTTATATTTATCATGATGTTTTATATCCTGAACTAATTTCTGATATTGTTTTCGTACACGGTTAGATGTAGTGATATTACCACTTTTGATTTCTTGGTAATATTGTTCAATGTAATTAGGCATTAGTCACAAAATCCATGAACTCATTGGATTCATCAGATTGTTCAGGAATTAAGGATAATAATTGCTTAACTGTAGCGTTATACTTCGTAACTGTGGTGTTGTATGACTTCATAGCAGGGTTTTCTTTCAAAAATTCCTGTTCCCCTTGCTTAAATATATAAGTAGCACCATGTAGCTGCACAGTCTTTTTGAGCTCGTCCATCGTTTCTTTCATGAACATTAATTCTTCCAATAGATCATAAGCCACTGGTTTATTAGCATGTTCTAACTCATCAATTTGTGTCTTAAGTTTTTCTAAGTTTATTGAATTATATAAATTTTTCATATAAATGCTCCTTTCTTTATTTTTAGGCACCCCTAAACTTTCTAAATATCGTTTGGAGGATAAGTTAACTCTGCGGGTCGGTATTCACCGACTTCGAAAAATTTTTTGAAAGTGGGGGGATTTTATTTTTTAAATTTTTTTATTTTTATTTTTAAATTTATTTTTTAAAATTATTTTTTAATCAAATTTCCTTTTTCATCAAATCTTAAATCTTCATCAACTGCTGACGTTTGAAAATGTTCTTTGTTATGACAGTCAATGCACAATGCTTCTAGGTTATCCCAATTTAGGGTTACCGTTGGATCATTCACATTCTCACTATTCAACCACACCTTATGATGGCAGATTGTCGCTAAGTCCCCACATCGTTCACATATATAATGCTGTGACGACATATAACCATTCCTGCACTTAATCCACTTTCTACCTCTATAGAACGCACCTGATATGCTCTTAGCCATTGTATGAACGTCCTAATGCTGTTAATGATACAAGCAAGCCATCTATTGTACGCTTAAGTCTTTCACTGTCTTGTGTCTGTGGATCAAACCACAACTGTAATATAAACTTAGCTGTTGTTTGTGCTAATGGGTTCGTCTCTTTACCTTCGTCCCAATCTCTACCAGTTGTTAAGTATAAGTAATCTGGTATTGATTGAATAAGTGGTTCGATAATATCATCATTGAAATCATCATCAATCCTTAATGCGTTGCGCCCTTCTTCTATACTTATAATCATGTGTTCACTCCTTATGAATAAAGGACACCAGTTACAACTGATGCCCTAACTGTTCTATATTGTTTATGCTTTTGGTGCTGGTTCTGATAACTTAACAAATGCATCTTCTACCAACACTTGTGTATCTGCAATAGCCATTGCCCTGTAATCTACTAAGCCACTACGGAATGATGATTCACGTGATTGTTCTAGCATTAATCCTTCAGGTAGGTTATAGCCTACATATTGGAAGTTGCCTAGCAAGATTGTGCCATCTTCTATATTGTCATCGATGACTACTTCCTTACCGAATATGTGACCTACACTTTCATTCTGTGCATCAGTGATAAAGATTGGACGTTTGTTGTTATCCATCACACCATACACAGTGTTATATAATGTAGCGTTACTCATCGCAAACTTAGCACCTGCTGAATAGCCACGTTTTAATACTGCTAATGCTTTGGTGAAATCTGTATAAGTACCTGTAAGGTTTACACTATTTGAATCGTCCCATGTGATACCAGTTAAGATACCCTGGCCTTGATTTTTACCTGTGCCATTCACAAGCGCATAATCAATTGTTTCTACAACTGCTGATGTTAATTCTTCAATCAAGTAACTTTCAAATGCAGCAATACTCATTGTCTTAGCTTTCACACTGATTGAGAATACTTTAATAATTTCATTACCTTCAAATTGTACAAATGCTGTAGTAGGGTTTTCAGATTCTACCTTAGCACCTTCCGTATGCCATGATGCTTTATCAGATGGTGTACCGATTGGAATACGAATCTTAGTCGGAATATTAAAATGTCTAACGTGTCCGATTAATCCACCTTGTGTACGTGCTTTAGAAATGACTTCGTTTAAAGTTTGTTCTGGTAACACGGCACTTGAATTACTAGATGATGAAAAGCTGTCAGCACGATGTTCTGCGTCTTGTGTTTCCATTGCTGTATTGAATGTACGTTGTTCAATATCTGATAAGTTTTGTCCTAACATTTGTTTAAAGAATGCGCTGCGATATTCTTCTGAACCGAAGATATTATCTTTAGGTACTTCATTTTGTCCTTGAATTTGTCCACCTGTAATTGGGTTGAATGAGCGTTGTTGCACGTTGCCATCTCCTTTGCCTTCGTTGTTTTCTTTGTCTTTAATATTTTCTTTAGCTTGGTTTAAGCCTTCAATTTCTACATTTAATTTAATAATATCTGCATCAGGGTCGTTTTCGATTGTTCCTTTAATTTCCCCTGCACGTGTTTCGATTTCTTCTAAACTTGAGTTTCTATAATGATTAAATGCTTCTTGTACTGTATTGAACATATTATTTAATCTCCTTTGTAAATAACTTATTTAAGTTAATTTTTGCTTTTTGGTATTGCTCAAAACGCAATTCTGCGTCCTGTATCTGACTTCGAGCCTCCACACTAGCTTCTTGATAAGCTGGATAGTTCACAATGGAAAACTCTAATACCTTATCAATTTTATTAATGGTTCTAGTTCTTGTATTCACATCGTAATCATTGCCTTGATTACTACATGTAAATCCGAAAGACATACCTGTCATATCGCCCCTGCTAACTGCCTGAAAGCAAGAGCGTGCTTCTTCCGTATCGGGTAATGTTGCCCTCATATGCAAACCAACCTCATCAGTCCATAACTCCATTGTCTTAGGTGACTTTGCTAATGGTATACGGTTCATATCATGTGACACTAAAAGCCGTGTATCATTAAGTTTTAAGCCATCTAACGCACTGCGTTTAATTACTTCTGTATATGTGCCTGTAGGTGTTTTAATGAGTGCAGGTTTATCAAAAACAATTGGTGTGCCTTCGAGTACCATTTCATTGCTTTGATTATCGGTACTAATCTGCGCTGATCTAATTTCCTTCATTTGTCTTATCCCCCTCGTTATTCATCTGATAGTTTTTAGCTAGTGTTTTTTCAATATAATTGAGTGACTGCAGACGTTCGTCCCCATCTTGTACACGTGGTAAATTAAGTAAATCTAACGCTTGGTTAATCGTAAGTACGCCGAGTGGCAACAATTCTTTAATCACATTCGTTTTTGATTTATTGCTTGCATATTGTAATCTTGATGATTCATAGATAATGCGATTCGCAAATGCTTTCTCACGTTCACTGAATATCTTTTCAGTTAATTCAGATGCAAGTTGTATAGAAAAAGGCTCAACAATTGATTCAAAGAATGCCTGCCAACTTTCTTCATCATATGAACCATTTACAATAGATTCATTAATGCCTAGATAGTCATATATCTTACGCTTAACTGCATCAACTTGAGACGTGTCTATTTGTACATCTGATACATTTAACGGCTGATATTCCATTGATGTATCAACGGGTATCACACCACCATTATTCGCCATCGTGAGATAGTTATTCATAAATTCTTCTTTAGCTTCTTTTAACTTACTTGGACTTAAAGCCTGTGTATACTTCACAATGCCCCGTATTTGAGCTGAATTTTTAATCGCCTCACGCATGCCCTCATTTTGGGTATGAGCCAATTCTAGCGCTGACATAATCGCGTCGTTACTATCGCCCAATAATTCGTTACTGTTAAAGTGTCGGCGCAAGACGGCTATTTCATCTATATGAAAATGAACGATATTTCCATCTTTGAATAAGAATTTGATATACAATTCATTAGCGCCATCGACCACATATTCAACGCTTGTAGGTGACAGTGGATATAATCCCGATAAGTTACCTCGATTGTCCTTTTGTATTAATATAAACGCATTGTTATATAAGAAATATTGCGTTGCTATTTTATACTGGAAATCATATGCCGACATGTAAGGATTCGGTCTATCCTTTAGTATTCTGTTCAATTTTGAAAACTTATCTTCACTTTTAGCATTATCTATCACATGTTTTCCTGATAATTTAGCTACATGCCTTGCGATTGCATCTACAGCACTACGATATATATCATTGCTGTATGCATCACCAGTAAATGATGAAAAAGAAGTGAATCCACCATTTAACATTTCATAATTGCGCTGTTGTCCTTCTTTTAACTGTTCAATCCCTAATATTTTATCTATCCATTTTGGCACTTGCTCACCTGCTTTATTTCATTT